AGATAAACCAATTAAAGTGTATAAATCACCTTTGTGGGAGAAGACTCAGGCTCTGATCGAATCTGATTATGAACCTTGGGAGTTTGTTTATCGTGATGCAGATTTAAAAGGCGTTCCTAAGGAGAGAGATGTTAAAATCTGTGTTAGAGAGAGTACATCAACCATTATTTTCAGTGCGCGTACTGGTTTGGTTGTGAAAAAGAAAAAGAAAACAGGTGAAGGAGAGAAGAAAAGGGAGTATTATGAATGTATGTCACCAGTTGTCCCTTTGATTACTTGTAAGTGTGGGAAAACTTGGTTGGCAACATATTCTTATTCAGTTATGGTGCATTTAGCTAAGAATGAAGATCATGAAACAGTTGAATTGCAGGGCTTTTTCTCGATAGCATTAGCAGCTGTGGCAGTGACTTCCACTGTGGGTTTTGCTTCTTGTGTGCGAGTTGGTAATAAGTTTATGCGCATTAAAGAAGAACATTCCCAGGATGGGAAGGAAATACCTGATGAAATAGCTGGCCAGGAAGCTTACGAGGAATTTATTGAGGAATTAACTGATAAAACTAATATTTTCAAAGCTGTGGTTGGAACAGCTACTGCTGGTGCCTTTATCTATTCTCTGTATTGTTGGTTTAGGTCTGCTAAGGAAGCGGTAGCCGTAGAATCCTCTTTGATGGATAAGGCAAAAGCCGCTGTAGGTTTGAAAAAAGCGGAATCGCCAACTTCAGATGATGATAAGAGTGTCATTTCAGACACTCCTGCTAATTGGTCAAATCAGAAGATTTCTTATCAAAATCAAGGTAAGAAAGGATTGAAGCAAAGGGATTTTGCTACCAATTATGATCGTGTGATGGGTAATGAGGAATCAGCGCCAGTGCGACTTAAGTACGAAATAGCTTGTCCTTGTTTATATATTATAAAATTAAAAAAATTGAAAAAGAAATGCCCTGATAATTGTCCTTTTGATCATAAGAAAGTGTGGACAAAAGTTGAGTTTGATAAGTGGATAGCGCAATCGACTATAAGGTGTCGAATTCCCAATTGTCGTGGAGATGATTGTGATGAGTTGTTTGTGCATGATGGTCAAATTTTATTTAAGGATGATACCTCAAAGAAGGCTGCGGCTTTGCGTTGGGTTCCCAAAGATAAATTGAAAGCTAGAGCTGAATCGAGAACTTATGATTCAGTAGAGCAAGGAGTTGTACATGAATCGTTGAATGGTAAGCAAAAAATAGTGGCTGTCACTCCAGCGCATGATAGTGTTTATAAAGTTTATTCAAAACCAGATGCTATATTGCCTACCGCTACAGCGACTCATGCTTCAGGACGGTTATTTTATCCTCATCATCATTGGGAAGCCAAAGGTAAATATTATGTTGATTTGCGTGATGGAAAACCTCGATTTGAGGTTGATTGTGCTAAGGCAAAAGCTGAAGTTTCAGGAGCTTTGGGTACAGTGTTTAGTATTCCTTTTGTTGGTAAAGCTTCGCAGTTGAAGGTTTCTAAATCTCCACCTAAAGTAGGTGAGGAGATACGTGTTGTTACGCGTGATTCAGAGAAAACTTATTTATCTACAGGGATTGTTTTGAGTAATGATGATCAAGTTATTCACGATGCCCCAACTATTCCAGGAGATTGTGGGGCACCTTATATTAATTCTCAAGGAACTGTCTGTGGTTTCCACATGTTTGGAAGTGTTTCTGGTAATGGTGGTTATTTGCCGGGTTTTAGTGCAGATGGTTTTGTTCTAACTGATTGCACTACGGTACCAGAAACTTTTTTCTAATAGCTGCGCCTCCGCCCTCAGAGGCGAGGATCCCTGTTAAATATCAAAAGATCCTCAATCAAAGTTTTAAACCTACAGTGAGGGCACAACAAGTAGTAGATAGTAATCCAAATTTACAATTGTGTGGTAGATTGCCTAGGTATGTTCGTTACAGGAAGGAGTTATACTGTGACCCAGTTTTGAAAGAACTTTTGTTGTCACGTGGTATAAATGTGGATTCGTATCGTTATGTTTTGGGAAATATAGAAACGAGTTTCAAGTCTGTGTCTAAGTATAGACCAGCTAAAGAGTATGATTCTCAGATATTGCAAAAAGCCACGGCGATGTTGCATGCATCTTATTCAGCTGTTGAGCGTGGAAAATTGACGGAAGATTATTTTCATTCTTTTGATCAATCTTCGTCACCTGGATATCCTTACAATAAATTTGGGAAGAAACGAGATCTCCTTCGAGATCAAAAATTGGTTGACAATATCCAGAGAAATGTCAAGGATAATGTTATCCCCAATGATAATTATTGGAATTTGTTTGTTAAATCTGAACCTAAGAAAACAGAAAAAATAGAAAATCATGATGAGCGCACCGTAGTAGGAGCGTCATTAGATTTATTAGCAGAATCAGTGTACCTTTTTGGTCACATGAACGCAAATATCTATCGGGCTGGTAAGCAGCATCGTATACCATCAACAGTGGGGGCCACGAAGTTTTATCGTGGTCATCATAAGTTGTATCGTCGTCTTACTAGGGGCGGTCTTTTTACACTGGGTATGGATGCGGATTACACCGAATTTGATAAGCGCATGATAATAATGGAATTTATGGTAATTGCGAATTTACGATTTTCCATGTTGGTACCAGAACTGCAAACGGAAGAGATGTGGAAACGCATTTCACGTTATTATTGGCATGTCATTTATTCAAAGATTGTTATGGAGACAGGTGATGTGATTATGAAGTCTTGTGGTAATCCGTCAGGCCAATTTAACACCATTACTGATAATAGTATGGTTAATGAACTCCGATGGTACTACCTTTGGTGTACTATTACTCCTGAAACTTTCCATAGTTTGGAGATTTTTAGACGTCATATTGAGTTAATTGTTTGTGGTGATGACTCAGCTTTTGGTGCTTCGCCAGTAGGGGTTCATATATTTCCTACTAAGAAGATATTGGAAGTAGGTAATGCGATGGGCTGGGGTTTTAAGTTTATTTCTGAGAATTATAAACCTATTCATGAACTTGTTTATTGTTCAACTCGTTTTATGTGGTTTCAAGGCCACGTTGTTCCAGTTCCAGATAATCCGATAAAAATTTTGGTTTCTTTATTGTATGGTTCAAAAAATAAAGAGGATTGTATACGTGAGCAACTAACAAGGGCTCTTAATATTCGTCAAGATACTTTCTTCTTACCCAAATTGCGTTCAGTATTGGAACAGTATTCGTATAAAATTTTTTCTAAGTATTATTTGCATTTGAGAAAGAATCCACCGGAGGATATGTGTTCGTATGATGAATTACTTTTGTTAAATCGTGATTTTAATTCTATGTTGTCATTGTACATAGAGGAAAATGAGGACACTTTTCATTGTGGTACAGTATTGCCTTTTGGTAATGAACATATAGTTGATTTATAAAGCAGTTTTCTTTATGTTTTTTACTGCTTTTGCGTTGTACGTAACGATATACGCTTTTAATAATGTTAGTTAGTGAAAAATTGAAATTTAAATTTCATGGTAACTATGGAGGTCCTGGTTACACTGCTGGTAAGTTTTATGATTCTGGAAGCAGAATTGATTGGAATGTTAAGCCTGTGGATGAACTCGATGAGTTGTTCCGTAAACATGATTATGATTATGATCGTATCGATCATGTTGCTGCTGACCAATTGTTTTTGCAGCGGCTTGATGCTTTATCATCAAAGAACACATCGATTAAATCAAAGTTGGCAGGATGGGGATTTACCTTGAAGAGTGGGAGAGGTGAATTGACTTCTGATAATCCTAATTATGAATATCCTTGGGAGTCAAATTGGGAGCCACATCACTCGGTGGCGAGTGAATTTTACTCTCCTAGGTTGCCACAGAGTAAAATAAAATCTAAGTTACTCAAGTTACAAGAAATGAGTAAACAATTAGGTAGGAGAAAACCTAATAAAGCAAAGAAAGAAATGAAAGAAATAAAGAAAGCCGTTAAGCAAGTGGCGCGCCGACAACAGATGCGCCCACAGCGAGGCCCTAGGCCTCGTACTTGGTATAATAAAGCAGCGGCAAAGAGATTTCTTTTGGCTCCCGGTAAAGAAAAGAGATTTAAAGCCCCCTTGGCTTATGGGTTTGTACGTAATATGTCTAATCAATATACTTTTTTTAAAGGTAGGAGACCTGGTTGCTTAGGCATCCATGGGAAGATTTATGTTGGTAGTTTGTATGCCTTTCAAGATGCTGGTAGTAACGTATGGGGCGTTTTAAGGCAAAGAGAATCAACTTCAACAGCCTCTAATTTTGCCATCACACAATGGATGGTAATGCCACAGAACAGTTTTTATGTGACAGGTCCCTTGCAAATAATGTCACAAATGTTTGAACGTTATGAGATTAAGACTAAGTTGACTTTTAAAACTAATTCAACGACAACTCAGCCTGGAGCACTGAGATTTTGTTATTACGACGACCCAGTAGCGTTTTATGCCCAGACCGGTAAGACAGGTTCAGGAACATCAGGGGCACCGAATTATTACCCTACTTTTGCTAATGCCCCAACTACCTTGGATATAGCTAATAGTTGTTCCATAAAAGAAGGTGTTATTTGGAAAGATTTTTCTACAGGTTGGTCTCACACAGCACCTAAGGAAGACATGAAATATATTGGTGCCAATGTCTACTCATCCTATATGGATCCTTCTTTTCAAGAGGCCATAGAAATGAGACAACCCATTCAGGGCACGTGGGTAATTTCCTCAACAGGTTTAACAGGTGGCGGAGCTAATACTTATATAAAGTTAGGGGAAGTTTGGTGCACGTTTAGTTTGGAATTGTGTGATATGATGAGTGCAGCCCTAACGACTAATTTAACTTTTAGAACGCCTATGAAACACTCTTCCGTTACAAATAAGATGCAAGGGTATATGGATGAACATGAAGATTTGCTTAAACGCTTGAGTGTTGTTGAGGGTAAATATAAGGATCCGTTGGTTGAACAAGCACCAACGGTAGATGAATTTCAAGAGAAGGAGCAAAAAGAATTACAATCTTGGATTGATCGAGATGAGTGGAGAGAGTATGCTAGAGCTCGCAAGTTAGAGCCAAAGATAGAGCCAGTGAGGGTGCAAACACCTGAATTGGATAGACCTAAAGTGAAATCTACCAGTTTGAAGTAGTTAGGTGTTGTGGTACCGAAAATAGTTACTTTTTGAATGTAAGTCTACGTAAACGATAAATGGAGTATGGTTTCACAGTTAATGGGAAAACTAAACCGAGGAACTGTTAGGACCCAGGTACAGGGAGTTCTTAGGTGAGGTGTGAAAGGTGAAGAGGATGGTAGGTATTGAATGACCTATTGAAAAATCAATTCCTCAGTTGGGAAGCAGTCAGTTCAATTGCGACAATTCTGATTCCCATGATTCACTGGAAACATTCCATTAACAGTGTTTTCCGCTAAATAAGATTCTTTTAGCTTAAATTTAGAATCAAAAAAAAAAAAAAAAATA